ACGAAGGGCTACTTCTCAAAGGAAGATAGACGAAAACATCTTGCGATTAAGAAGAAACGACCCGACTTAGATATAAGGTTCTGTTTTCAAAATAGCAGAACCAAACTATCTAAAGCAAAGAACTCTATCTCGTATGCCAAATGGTGTACGAGACATGGGTTTCAATACTGTGACAAATTTATTCCTGACTCTTGGTATGCCTAGCTTCCCTTTACCACCTGACCCAAAGATAGGTTGCGTTATGTTTGATGACTACAGAAAAATGTGGATAGTATTCAATGGCAAAGAATGGGTGGACATAAACCTGAAAGAACACAAGTGCAGTCTCAATGAAAAGCCAATACAAGATTAAAGAGATTTGCCCTGAGTGTGGCAAGAAAAACTGTGCGGTCTTTAGTGATGGACATAAACATTGTTTCACTATGGACTGTGGCTATACCTACTACCCCAACAAGAAAGAAAAGAAAGTGACTATCATTCCACTACGAAAACAAAACCCAAAACTATTAAAGGTTACACCTATAGCTTTAGCTAAACGTGGAATCACTAAAGAGACTTGCGAACTATTTGGTTATGGACAGGCAGAGTTTAGAGGACAGCCAGTTCAGGTTGCTACATATAAAGATCAGAAAGGTAATGATGTAGCACAACACGTTAGGTTTGCTGACAAAAAGTTTGCTTGGATAGGAGACATATCAAACGTACAGCTATGGGGTCAGCATTTATGGAGACAGCATGGCAGTAATGGTTCAGTCTTTGTAAGCTGCTTCGAGGGAGAGATAGACTGCATGAGTGGGTCACAGATACAAGGTAATAAGTTTCCTTGTGTATCCATTCCGTCAGGAGTACAGTCAGCAGCCAAGTATCTGGCAGCAAACTACAAATGGTTAGATACTTATTGTCGTATAGTTCTATGCTTTGATAATGATGAAGCAGGTAACAAAGCAGCAGAGAAATGTTTAGAAGTCTTACCCAAAGGTAAGGTTGCAATAGCAAGACTAGATCGTAATGACGTTAACGATCATTTAGTACAAGGCGAAGAGAATATAGTACAGGAGAGACTATGGAAAGCTAGACCTGTAAGACCTGACTCTCTTATCAATGCAGCAGACGCTTGGGATTTGTTTACCAAAGAAACAAGTAAAGCTGTATGTGACTTTCCATATCCAATGCTTAATGAATATACAAGAGGTCTGTTTCCTAGTCAGCTATTCACAGTAGCTAGTGGTAGTGGTGCAGGTAAGTCAACGATATGTAGAGAGTTCTGTTATCACTTCTTAAAAAAGAATCTCAAGGTAGGATATATAGGTTTAGAAGAAACAGTACAAAGAACACTTCAAGGTCTAGTAGGTATTGACTTGAATGTACCTTTGCACTTAAATGAAGATGTCATAAAAAAAGAAGAACTGAAGGTTGCGTTTGATAAGTTGACTTCAACTCGCAACCTCTTTCTTTATAATCACTTTGGCAGTCTTGACCCTGATGTATTGCTAGAACAGATAAGGTATCTGGCAACTGTAGATAAAGTACAAGTAGTTATCTTAGATCACATATCAATAGTCATGTCTGGTCTTGAGTTAGACAATGAACGTAGAGCTATAGATGTAACAATGACTAAGCTAAGAAGTTTATGTGAAGCAACGAACATAGCTTTGATAGTAGTAAGTCATCTACGCAGACCGCAAGGGCAAGGACACGAAGAAGGAAGAGACATATCTGTATCTGATCTAAGAGGTTCTCACTCTTTGGTACAGCTATCAGATGTAGTACTTGGTGCGTCAAGAAACCAAGTAGGAGATGCTAGTGAAAGACAGAGACTACAGCTAAAGGTATTGAAGTCGAGACATACTGGTATGACAGGCGAAGTAGATAAGTTATTGTACGACCAAAAGACAGGTCGGCTAGTAGTTTATGAAAACACATTTGGAGCTTTATGACTTTACTAATTGATGCAGACTGGTTGATCTACAATTCTTGTTGTGCCTGTGAAGAAGACACAAGATGGACTGAACACGAACATACTCTTCACTCAGATGAAAGAGATATTATGAATCTGATTGATAGCAGAATAGATGTATATAAAAACATAGCAGGAGAAAAGCACGACATAGTTATGTGCTTTACTTCTTATCCAACATTCAGGCATGAGATATTTCCAGAGTACAAGATACATAGGATAGGTAAAAGAAAACCACTAGCTTTGAGATCAGTAATTAATAACTGCAAAAAAATATATGACTGTGTATCTTATCCAAACCTTGAAGGAGATGACGTACTTGGATTACTAGCTACCAACGGACAGTATAAGAATCCAATAATAGTATCAGTCGATAAGGACATGAGAACTATACCTTGCAAGCTGATAGCTGCTGAAGAAGTAGAACATATTACAGAGAAGAAAGCAAACAGACATTGGTTTGAGATGTCTATAGCAGGAGATAGCACAGATGGAATAGTAGGAGTTAAAGGTACAGGCATGGTAACTGCTACTAAATTATTAGCAGATACACCTGACACGATAGATGCACTATGGTCTAAGGTTGCTGAGACTTATACAAAGAAAGGTTACACTTTGGCTGATGCAATTCTTAATGCAAGACTCACTAGAATATTACGAGAAGGAGATTACGACTACAATACAGGTACAGTAAAACTTTGGAATCCATGAGAAAACCCCCAAGACGAGTCACTTGTCTCAGGGGTTCTCTACGCTTTACCAATGGGTAACCACTCCCATTGATTTAATGGTAGCATAAAACTATGGCAAGCAACACATTACCTGTAATAACTGATGACCTAATTCAAGGTCTAGATAATCTGTACCCACAACGACACCCTGACTTGTCATTATCTGATAGGGAGATATGGTATAGAGCAGGGCAACGTAGTGTTGTTGACTATCTAATTGAACAACAGAAAAGACAACGTGAGACTATGCTAAACAACACAACCAAAGGTATTTAATTATGTGCTTCTTCGGTGGTGGTGCTAAAGCTGCACCTGCTCCTAAAAAACCTGAGTTTGCAGATGCACCCCCTGTTGTTACAGGAGAACAGACAGGTGTAGATAAACCAAAGAACACAAAGAAAGCAACAGAGAAGTTAAGAATGATGAGAAAGAAAAAAGAAGGAACTTATGTTGACCCAACTGTTAATACAAACTTAGATAGAACTACATCTTTACTTACAAGAAGTGGTGGAGGTAATAAGACAGCACAACAAAAAGCTAACATTGCTAATAATAGAAAGAAGGCAAAAGGTCTAGCAACAGCTAGAATGAATAGGAAATCGTCAAATTCAGATGGCGGTAGAAAAGGAGGAAGAGTTTAATTATGTGCTTTAGAAGTCCACCACCACCACCCCCATTACCTGACCCAGAGCCAGTAGCACCTAAAGCTGAGAAGACTGCTGAACAAGTTGTTACAGGTACACAGAGAAAAGACATTGCCAAGAAAGGTAAGAAGGCTGCAACTACAACTACAAGGGCAGCAGCTAGAAGGGGTACTGCTTCTTTGAGAATACCTTTACTAACTAATGCACAAACCGAATCTGGTAACTTAAGGACACCTGTTTAACACATGGAATATTCTTCTTCGGCTGTGACAGCAGCAGGGTTGTATGAACAACTGGCACAAGAAAGATCAACCTATCTAAGGGAAGGTCAAGAGTCTAGTAAGTTTACCTTGCCATACCTTATCCCTGAAACTTCAGGTGGTAGTGGTGCGAGAAGAAGTAAGATCAAGACACCTTATCAATCAATCGGTGCAGCAGGTGTCAACAGCCTTGCTGCAAAACTATTGACAGGTCTTTTTCCTACAAACATTCCTTTCTTCAAACTTGTATTAGATCAAATAAAAATACAACAAGATGGTAATAATCCTGAAGCTATTAGTGAAATAGATAGAGCATTACGCAAAGTTGAAAATGCTTTGATGCGTGAGATTGAAATATCAAATGATAGAGTTGCAATGTTTGAAGCATTAAAACATCTTATTGTTGGTGGAAATGTTTTGTTGTATCTAACAAACGAAGGATTACAAGTATATCCATTAGAGAAGTATGTATGCAAACGTGACCCCAATGGAAATACTTTAGAAATTATTATTAAAGAAACAGTAAATGGTAAAGCGTTACCACCTGATTTTGTAGCAAGACTAGAAGAAAAAGCAAAATATACAGAGAATACTTTAGAAGAGGATTTAGATATATACACACACGTCAAAAGAGATGGAGATTTTTTTAACTGGCATCAAGAATGTAAAGGAGAAAGGATACCTAACACAGAAGGTAGGGCAAGGAAAGATGTAAGTCCTTTTATAAATCTCAGGTTCACAAGGTTAAGTGCAGAAAGTTACGGAAGAGGATACGTTGAAGAGTACAGAGGGGATTTGATTTCTCTTGAAGGATTGATGAAAGCAATAATAGAAAATGCTGCTGCGTCTGCTCGTACAGTTTTTCTTGTAAATCCAAATGGTACAACGAGAGCTAGTACCCTAGCTAAAGCACCTAACGGAGCTATAAGAGAAGGTAATGCACAAGATGTATCTGTGCTACAAGTAGGTAAGTCAGCAGATTTGCAGACATCTCTTACAGCAGTAACAAGAATAGAACAAAGATTACAGTATGCTTTCTTGATGGCTAAAGCAGTACAACGTGACGCTGAAAGGGTAACAAGTACAGAGTTAAAGATACTGACACAGGAACTAGAGTCAACGCTTGGTGGAATTTACTCTATCTTGAGTTCAGAACTACAGCTACCCTATCTAAGAAGACGTATGCACTTACTATCAAAAGCAGGTAGAGTACCAGAACTACCAAAAGATATAGTAGGTATCTCAATCATCACAGGATTACAAGGACTAGGTAGAGGACAAGATAAGGAAAAACTACTTGAGTTTATTACTACTTTGGCACAGGCTCTAGGTGCTGATGTGATGAGACAATACGTTAATGTTGACGAAGCTATTAAGAGGTTGGCTACCAGTATTGGCATAGAAACTGAAACATTGGTAAAATCAGGAGAACAGATTGCTGCGGAGCAACAGCAACTACAACAACAAGAACTTGTTAGAAGTCTTGGTAGTGCTGCTGTAGGCTCGCCTTTACTTGACCCCAAGAAACAGGCTGAA